AACCGTGCCACTGATTATGCGAAAGGTGCTTTGAAAGGTTCTTGGGAAGAAGTTTGGGGTCAAGTTGCATAACAAGGAGAAAATATGTTAGATTTAGTATCAAAAGTATCTTTTTTAAAAGATTGGGTAATGGCTCGTTGGGCTGAAAGAACATCATGGGACGGTACAGTTCTTATTGCCGTTGGTGTTTTAGGTCTACTTGCTAGTCCATTAGTTAAACTTGCATCATGGGTAGCCGTTGGTTACGGTGCATGGACTCTTTGGAAAAAAGAAGATACCAAAAAGAAAAAATAATATATGATAACCATTGAACAATCTGCCACCGATAAAATCATAAACCTTATCCAAGACGAAGAAGACAAGGATAAAATAAAAGGTTTAAGATTATTTGTTGAAGGTGGTGGATGTTCAGGTTTTCAATATGGTTTCACATGGGACCAAGAAATAAATGAAGATGATTTCGTGTTTGATTTAGAAGGCACGGAACTTAAAGTCATTGTTGATGCTATGTCATCACAATATCTACAAGGTTCAACTATCAAATATACCAAATCAATGATGGCTGAACAATTTGAAATTAAAAATCCAAACGCTTCTTCAAAATGCGGTTGTGGTTCTAGTTTTGCGGTATAGGAGTTGAATGGCTTATTCAGATAAAGTTTTAGACCATTACGAAAATCCAAGAAATGTGGGTTCATTGGATAAAAATGATCCAACAGTTGGTACCGGTATGGTTGGTGCTCCTGCCTGTGGTGATGTAATGAAGTTGCAGATACAAGTCAACGATGAAGGAGTTATCACTAATGCGAAGTTCAAGACTTACGGCTGTGGCTCAGCGATTGCAAGCTCGTCTCTTGTCACCGAATTACTCAAGGGAAAGACGCTTACAGAAGCAGAAACAATTAGAAATTCAACAATCGCAGAAGAACTATCTCTGCCACCTGTTAAAATCCACTGTTCAGTTTTGGCGGAAGATGCGATAAAATCAGCAATACAAGATTATAAAAAGAAACAAAGTCAAAAAGACCTATCTATACCAGTTGTAGGAGTATAATGAAAACACTTGATCATACCTGTCATAATTGTCAATCTGAGTTTGCAATTAATTATATAGAAACTGTATGTGAATCTGACCCATCCTTTTGTCCATTTTGTGGTGAATACCTGGTGCTTGATGAGGACCTAAATAAAAGTATGAACAGCACTTATGGAGAGGATGAGGAAGAATATTGAGTTGGACATATAATGGTAAAGAATTTACTGAGGAACACATTGGCGAATATTTTGGTATCGTTTATCTTATAACAAACCTACAAACAGGCCGCAAATATGTTGGCAAAAAGTTTTTCACACATGCAGCTCGCCGACAAATCAAAGGCAAAATAAAGAAAACGAGAAAACCATCCAATTGGTTATCATATTGGGGTAGTAATAAAATACTCCAAGAAGATGTAGAAAAACAAGGTGAAGGAAAATTCACACGAGAAATTTTACATTTGTGTAAAACAAAAGGTGAATTATCTTATTGGGAAACATACGAAATATTCAATCGTCACGCTTTAAGAACTGATGAATACTATAATGATTGGGTTAGTTGTAAAGTAAGAAAGAACCACCTTGAGAAGAAGCCGGATTCTATTAAGTTTACTCCTAAACTTAAACGCTCTCAGAATACCCGACCTTATCACTAAAATTGGACCTGGAGCTACCTCAGCACCGGACATAAGCTATGTATAAAATATTGCTGCTCGGAATAGGTAATAATGAACGAAGATATCAAAAAAGATATAGAAAAAGAAATAAGAACTTGGCATCCAGTCATAAGAGATTACTGGTGGATTAAGTTCTCTAATTACAAAGGTAATATATTACTTTTTGTAGGTTCTATTGTTACTGGTGAAGTTGTAACAAGATACTTTACTGATGAAAATGAAGCTGTTTATTTTATTAATTGGATATTTCACCAAGACCCCGCTCTTCCAATCCACGATAAAGAACCAAGATTGCCTAAATCTCGCTTGACAAAAAAATCAAAATAATATATAATCCACGATGATAAAGAATGAAACTACATTTGCGTTTTGCGTTAAATGGCTATCAACGATTGGTGCCTGCGGTTGTGCATTTGCAAGTGCAATGGATTGGTATCCACTCAATGTATGGCTAGGTTGCCTTGCAGGTGCAGGTTGGGTTTATATTGGACACTTATGGAAAGAACCAAGTATTATTATTATCAATGTGATGATGGCATTTATTTACGGTGGAGGTATAATTAAGTCGTTTATATGATTTCTGATGATGAGGTTGAAAAAATAATTGAACACATGGAATATCTATACGGCAAATTGCCTAGTCCAATCCACGAACCTAAGCGTTCATTATTCTACTTAAAAATGTATAATTATTACCTAAAACGAAAAGGTAAGGTATAAATATTGACAAAGACCAAAAGTCTATTTTAAATTATTTCTCAAAAGGAAAATACAATGCCAGGTTATCAATCAAGTGGCACAGAGGCCTTACAGGAACTTGCCCAAACAAAACTCAATGAAGACAAAGCCAAAGAAGAGCTTGAACAGTTTTCTAAATCTAAAAAATCAGAAATGGAGAGAATGGTAGAAGCTTTTGCTGACTGTGGTTAATCTTATGAAATTATATTTGCCTCTTTTATTACTCATATGTGTTACAATTGGTTTAATTAAGGTTCAAGGTAGAATCAAACAACCTAAATTAGAAAGTGATTTTAAAATTGAAACAGTGGAGTGGGAATCAGTAATACAGCCAATAAAAGATGAATGATGATAATAATGTTATTAGTATATTAGATAGAATAAAGAATTCAAAATTTTACGAGGTTGATGTAAGTTTTGCACACCCGTATAAACTCCCAAAAAATATACCTTTTGAGGTATTAATTAATGATGGTGAAGCCAAATTTAAAGTTTTGGCAGCTAATGAAGACGAAGCACATATTAAAGTGTTTGAATATTTAAATAGCATAGATGATGATCCTTATGACAAAACAATATAAAAGAATAAAACAAAGAATCGCCACACAATACGCATTGTTTCGTGGTGATTTGCCATATGGTCACAAAGTAGAAAAAGATAAAACAAAATACAATCGCAAGGTTAAACACAAGGAGAAACATGAGTAATCTTGTTTGATTGGATATTATTTTAGAATGTTGGTGAAATAGGAGTATAATATGATTGATATGTTTGAAAAATCACAACAAGAAGCGGACATTTTTGCTTATATTGAAGATTTAGGTTTTCATGCAAGCCATCCAGAAGATGGATGGACACATAAAAAAAAATTATATGAACTTATGTGGATGATACAAGACGAATTAAAAACCATACCAAAGTTTAATGATGAAGAACAATGGTGTGATGATAGAAAAAAAGCACTAAACATTAAATGAGTTTTGATATCAAATGGATTTCAACCACTTTATTAATTGGTGGTGCAACAGCATTATCACTCAAGGTTCAAAACTTTGAGTATTGTTTTCCAATATTTGTATTAGCACATACAATATTGGCTTATGAATTTAGTATGAGGCATAAAAACCTGCCTCTGTTTATACAGAACTGTTATTTTATTGGATTGAATTCTATTGGCGCTTATGTCTGGCTTATAAAATGAGGTATCGTTATATTCCGGAGCAACTTGAGGCAATAAATACAGATACAACTAAAATACACGAATTTAAAGAAGATGGTGCGTTAAAACTTTTATTCAAATATGCTTTTGAGCCTGAATATAAGTTTCTGTTACCCGAAGGTGACCCACCCTTTACACCCGATCCTAACAAGATTGGTGAGACACATGGTCTATTAAAACCAGAAATACGAAAGCTCTATGTCTATACAAAAGAGAACCCGAACATGGAGCCTTTCAAAAGAGAAATGCACTTTATACGTTTGCTTTCCGATATTCATATTTCAGAAGCAAAAATTTTACTGGCAATAAAGGACCAAAACTTGGGAAAATTATATCCTAATATTACTCATCAATTAGTTAAGGAAGCGGGCCTCTTATGACCAATGTCATATCTATCCGAGATAAAATCAATGAGAAAATGAATCTACTTGAAAAATATGTAGAACTTAATCTACATCAAGTGGAACATTATCGTGTCCAAAAATTGCTTGAAGAAATACATAAATATTATTCTCTACTAGAACCCGAAGATAGACAATATGTTGATGTCATTGACGATATTGTTGGAAGGAATAGTGACAAATGGTTTTAAAAGACTGTAAAGAACTTGTAATATTATTAAACAGTTTGATTGTTGATTTAAGAACTCACATATACCAAGTTGATGATGTTGGAGTGAGACAAAAGTTACACCATATACTTAATTTTTACCGTGATAGGCTTGATAAGCTTGAAATAAAAGAAGATGATTGATAAATTTATTGATTTTATGATGCTCCTGTGTATTATAACACTAGCCTTTTTTATACTTCCCATTTATATTTCAGTGTATATTATTTGGAAACTCCTGTCTTTTTTATTTAATTTTCTAAAAAAAATATAGGTGGTTTTTAAAAGCAAAGTATAAAACGGAATCACCAAATAATATAAATAAGAGATAAAATCACAATTATTGTATAGGAAATTTTAAATGGCTATCCAACAAATTACAGGACGAATGATTGAAGACGGTGCAGTTACCGTTGCTGATGTCGCTGATGGGTCAATTACCACTGCCAAGTTAGCTGATGGTAATGTAACTGCGGTCAAAGTTGATACCGTAGC